CGGTAGACCGCTTCCGTCGACGCTGACGACGCTGACGACGACGCGCGGCTGCCCGTGCTTCGCCGGGCAGCCGAGATCCTCGCCGCAGCGGCTCGGATCACGGAGGTGCACTCATGAAGACGCAGCTTCTGCTGCATGGCAGCCACAGACGCCGGGAGGATGGCGTCTCCGCCATGGAAATGGTGGCCTGGCTGGCCGGGGAGAAGCATTCTGACCATCCCGAGTGCGCATGTCCCGCGTTGACTGCGTTCGCGGCCCGCCTCAACGACACTAACTGGCCGGGTGGCGCTGCGCAGCGCACCAAAGTCCTTGGACCGGTTCTGCCGCTGCTTGTAGGCAGCCGTTCGACGGAAGCGGTCTACCGCCGACGCGGGTACTACTTATCCGATCGGACGGTGCGTGAACTGGTGCCACTAGCGCTCGAATCACGGGCTGTGAACCGGCAGCCGGTGGCCGCAGCGGTGTTTCGCGAGGTCGCGAAAACGCTGCGGATGTTGCCAGCGATAGTTGACGTCGCGAGCGCGTACGTGGCGCGTGTTATCGCGCGCGCCCTGCGCGACGACCTGAGCAAGCTGAGCGAAGCTCTATTGGCCGACGCCTACGCCGCAGCCGATGCCGCAGCCGGCGACGTCGCAGCCGCCATCGTTGCCGCCGTCGCCGACGCCGACGTCGCCGACGCCGTCGCAGCCGCCCGCGCTGCCAACACCGTCAACGACGCCGCCAACGCCGCCAACGCCGCCAACGACGCTTACGCCGCCGCCGTCGCAGCCGTCGCCGCCGTCGCAGCCGTCGCAGCCGCCGCCGACGACGACGACGACGACGACGCGCGGCTGCCCGTGCTTCGCCGGGCAGCCGAGATCCTCGCCGCAGCGGCTCGGATCACGGCAGCGCCAGGCGCTGCCCAGAACCCGACCACCTGAGATGCCAGCCGCCACAACCGTCACCTGGAAGGGCAAGACCGAGCGCCTCGACGTCTTGGCGAAGCGGTTCGGCCTCGGCATCAACACGGTGCAGTACCGGCTGCGCGCCGGGTGGCGCCTGGAGATCGCACTCGGCACGCCGGCTGGGCATCGCCCGGCCGGTGCGGCGCTGGCACCGCAGCCCTCGACCGGTGTCGTCGACGACGCGGTCGAGCGCGATCTCGCCAAGGCCATCGCGAAGGAGTCGGCGCCGCCCTGGCAGCGCCATCCGCAGCCCCTGACTGACGTCGTCGGGCGTGCCCCAAAGCCAGGCGCCGTGCCGGGCCTAGGCGAGCTGCTCGGCGAGGTCGAGGAGGTGCTGCTCGCGACCGTCGCGGTGGACCAGCGGCGTTCGCGCCTGCTGAATCGGCTGCGCAAGTGGCGCGGCGCACCACGGAACCAACCAGCCTCCTCATAGGGGGGGCGAACAAGGAGACCGAATGGCACTGGAGAAGGCGCGCACGCAGCGGATACGCCAGCGCGACCGCGCCGCGCAGCGTGCGTACGAGGCGGGCCGCGAAGCCCTCGGCGGTGCTGCATGAACTGCCAGGCGCCATTCGACGACGACGGGCCCTTCGCCGCCGACGACTGCTTCCTGCCTTCGGGCCCGCCGCGCGTCGGCCGCTGCCCTGACTGCGGCGACGTGCACCGACTGGACCTTGGCTGTCCCGTCGGCGAGCTCGCGCGCATGCGGCTGGTCGCGCTGATCGTGTTCTTCGTCGTGGCGAGCGGTGGGCTTGCGGCGTGGGGGTGTTCTCGATGAGCATCGACGCCGGCGAGGAAGGTCAGGCGCTGGTCCCACGGCTGGCGCATGGCCGCCTTCGCTTGGACTACAGCGTCGCCACGACTTGCCCGAACGGCCACGACTTGCGCGCGCACAACGTCCTCTACGTCGACGGCGCGGGCCGGCGATCGTGCGGCGAGTGCCGGCGAAAGCGCGATAGGCAAGCCAGAGCCAACGCAGTGCGACGCGTGCGCGAGCAGGGGCTTTCGCTGCGCGCGGCGAAAATCAACGCGGAGAGGGGGAGGCCACCTGCTGGCCAAGCGCGCACCTTGAACCGGCGTGAGATGATTGAGCAGGCGCAGATTCAGGAGCGGCTTCTATGGCTCGGCGACATCATCGACCGCGGCGCCTTGCGGCCGCAAGATCAACTGGTGGCGCGGGCCGAGTTGGCGCAGTTGCGACGTCGGGTGCGGCTGTGAACGCCCGCAACGAGATCGTGCGCCGCGTCAACGTGACACAGATCGGGCCGGCCATGTACGAGGCATCGTCCGGCGAGTTGCAGCTCGACGCAGAGTTCCTCTGTCGGCTCTACGGTCGCGCGACAGCGAAGCACAAGGGGAGGCGCTGAAGATGCACTACTACGGATTCAGCATCGACAGCTACGTCGCAAAGACGCGGCACCTGACCCCGATGGAGGACCTCGCCTATCGTCGGATGCTCGACCACTACTACGGCAAGGAGAAGCCGCTGCAGGGCGACGCCGCGGCGATCGCGCGCCTCATCGGGCTACGCAAGCACGTCGCCGAGGTCGAGCAGGTGCTGGCCGAGTTCTTCCGCGACACGACCGAAGGGTGGCTCAACGATCGGGCCGAGGAGGAGCTGGCGGACTACCGAAAGAAGGTCGAGGCGGCGTCGAAGGCCGGTAAGGCGTCCGGTGAATGGCGACGCAACGGAGGTGAACGTCCGTTGAACGGACGTTCAACGGACGTTCAACGGACGTTGAACGGACGTTCAACGGACGTTCAACGACCGAGCAACGGACGTTCAACGGACGTTCAACGACCGAGCAACGAACGGGCAACGACCGAGCAACGACCGAGCAACGAACGGGCAACCAATCAGGAATCAGAATCAGGAATCAGTACCACCCCTACCCCTCCATTCGGAGGGGCGGGGTCGGGGCCGATCGATCCCGCACCCGAACCGAAACCAGAACCGCCCGCGAACGCGGCGTCGCCGATCGCCGACCTGACAACCGCGCTGTTCGCGACCGGGCTCCGATCCGGCGCGAACGCGATCCGGCGACGCGGCGTCCTTCGTGAGATCGCCGAGAGCCAGCTCCCGAGCGGCCTCACGCCGGCCAACGTCGAAGCGCTCTGGCTTCTCGCCCGCGCGAAGTCCAACGACGACCCCGGCGGGCTGCTCGACGAGTGGCTGGTCAAGATCCCGGTAGGGATGTGGCGCGGCGTGCTCGACGACCAGGCCATGAAGGCGAAGCAGACCGAGTGCCGAACCCGAACTGACCCCGCCGCCGACCCGCTCGCCGGCGTCTACGGAGGTTCCTGATGCGCCGCCGCGTCGCGCTGCAGCCGAAGCCCGACCCGCTGCGCGTCGAACGCCTCGAGGCCCTGCTGCGCATCGCGCTGGCCTACGAGCAGGCGCGCCGCCCGCTGCCCGGCGGTCTTCGCCGCGAGCTGGTGTTCCTCTCGGACCTGTGGGGCAAGCACAAGATCCCGGCGTGCGTCGTCGAGGCCAAGAAGGTGCTGGGCCGCGTCGGAGGCCCGCGATGAGCCTCGCGCTCGCGCAACGCACATACCTCACCTTCCGCGCCGACGGCCATCCGAAAGGGCAACCGCGCGGCCGCGCATGCCGGCGTGGCGCACACGCTGGCATCTACGACCCCGGCACCGCCGATGAGTGGAAGGCTATCGTCGTGGCGGCAGGCCGGCCCCATCGCCCCGCTGCGCCGATAGAAGGCCCGCTGTGTGTCGGGCTCAGCTTCTGGCTGCCGCGACCGAAGGGACGCTGCCGCCGCGCAGACCCGCAGGGCGCGATCCCGTGCACCACGAAGCCCGACGTCGACAATCTGGCTAAGGCTGTGCTCGACGCCATGACGCAGGACGGTTGGTGGCACGACGACGCCCAGGTGTGCGACCTCAGTGTAATCAAGCGTTGGCACGCGATCGGGGAACGGGCGGGGCTGTCGGTTGCCGTGATCTCGGTGGTGGCGCCGTGAACTTCGATCTCTTCGATGTCGACCGTCACCGCTCGACCGCGGGGCCGTGGCGCCTGCTCGCTGTCTTCCTTTTCCTCGTTCTGTTTCTGGGAGCGGTGGGATGAGCAGCAGCGACCCGGTGCGCGAGTTCCTCGCCGAGATCGCCGCCCGCCTCGACAAGGGCCGCGAGGAGTACGGCGATCAGTCGTTCGTCAAGCCGGTCTCGGCGACGACGCGCGAGATCCTCGAGGAGCAGGCCGACCAGGTCGGCTGGCTCTACGTGCTGTGGTGCCAGGCCGCGCGCAAGACGGACATGGTGCGGGACCAGTTGACGCTGCGCGGCTTGTTCCTCTCGGCCATCGAGCACCGTATCCGCCGCAACGACCGCCGACAAAAGGACGCCTACGCGGTCGGCGCCCTGAACTGCATGGAGGAGATTGAGGTCTTGGCGCTCGACCTGTTCCTGCAGGGCCAGGAACTGAAGCGCCGGTTGCTGCCGATCGCGCGCGCAATCGAGGTCGCGCAGGTCATCCACGCCGACCCCCATCAATACCTACGCGGGCGCCGAGGCAGCGTCCGCGATCCACGTTCCGACGACTGAGAGACACACACAATGACCGACACACAGCTCCCGGCAGTCCAACAGAAAGGCGAGCTCGCCATTGCCGACGTCATGCGGCAGCACGCGCTGATTCAGCAGGTCGTCAAGGAGGTGATGATCCCGGGGCACCACTTCGGCGTGATCCCGGGCACCGAGGCGCGGGAAGGTGAGAAGCCGCGGCCTCCCGTGCTGCTGAAGCCCGGTGCCGAGAAGCTCTGCATGGTGTTCCGGCTGGCGCCGTCGTTCGACGAGCGGACCAAGGACCTGCCAGGCGGCCACCGCGAGGAGCGTGTGGTGTGCACCCTGACCCACATCCCGACCGGCGTGGTCGTGGCGACGGGACTCGGCAGCTGCTCGACGATGGAGGCGAAGTACCGCTACCGCAACGGCAAGCCGAAGTGCCCCGCGTGCAGCGCGGAGACGATCTTCAAGAGCAAGCACGACAAGGAGTGGTTCTGCTGGGGCAAGAAGGGCGGATGCGGCGAAACGTTCCCGCTGGCCGACAAGCGAATCACCGAGCAGTCGGTCGGGCTGAGCGAGAACAAGGACCTGGCCGACACGTTCAACACGGTGCTGAAGATGGCCGTGAAGCGCGCGCTGGTCGCCGCCACCTTGATGGCGACCGCCGCGTCGGACGCGTTCATTGTCGAGGAGGACGCGGAAGGCGATGGCGATCGCGACGAGCCACCGCAGCGCGAACCGCAGCAAAGGCAGACGCAGAAGAAGGGCGACAAGCCGAAGGTGGAGGCGACGAAGCTCACGCCCAAGCAGGAGCTGGCGCACGACTGCGCCAAGATGGTCAGCCAGCTCGGGTGGGACCTCGACGCCGTGCAGGCCGCGCTCTTCGAGAACGGGGTGGCGGACAAGTTCGAGCGGTGGAGCGACCTCGACGAGGCGACCCTGCTGAAGGCGCGCCGCATGTTCGAGGCGGGGTTGAAGGCTGGTCAACCGGTCGAACCGGGAGCCAAAGCGTGACGCGCCGTCGGATCGACTGGCCGGCCTGCAGCGTGGCGCTCGCGCTGCTGCTCTGCATGGCGGCGCTCTGCGCGCGACACGTGCCCGCGCAGGTCGTGCACCTCGCCAACTACTCCGGTTCGGCCTTCGAAGGCTGGAAGCGCTGCACGGTCGATGTGATGCCGCCGCACGAGGCCGGCCAGGTCGGCGCCGCCCGCTACGTGCTGGGACGCCGCATCGGGCTCGACGTGCGCGTGATCGACCTGCGCGTGCACCTCGAGCCCGGCGAAGTGCGCTCGATCGACCTGTCGACGGCGGCGCCATGGGCGTTCGCGCGCGGGCCTCTGCCGGCCGATCCGCTCGCGTTCTTCGGCGCGCCCTCGATCGCTGCCGTTCCTCTGCAGCTGATCGACCTGCGCGCTGACGGTGCTGCCTACCTGCTGCAGCTGCGCGCCCGCGTCGGCCCGATGCTGTGCACGAACCTGTGGACCTGGTGGTATCCCGATCAGCCCGCGTGGGCGATCGGCGAGGCCGTCGTGTGCGCGAGCAACCCGGCGGTCACCGACATGACCGCGACCGTGCCGACGGACTTCCGGCTGCGCTTCGGCGCCGCGGACGTGCTCGTGCCAGGTGCGCAGGCTGGTGGTGCCTGTCTGCTCCCGGCCGGCACGATCTTCGGCGACGGGCAGGCCAGGAGTTTCCCTATCACGTTCGTGTGGCGTCAGCACCTGACCAGCGCGGCCGCGTGGTCGAGTGCGGGCGCCGCTGCTTCGCTCGCGATCGCTGGCAACGGCATCGCGCGGCTCTACCCCGAGGGCAACCCGCAGCTCGCCGCCGGCAAGTCGCCACTCGCCTGGACGATCGAGCACTGGGACGGCGCGATCGGGCGGTTGCACGGCTGGGAAGCGGGCCCGCTCGGCGTGCCGGCGCGCAGCCGCCAGACCGGAGCGTTCGAAGACCAGGGTTTCCCGGGTGCCGAGTGCGCGGTTGGCTTGCCTGGGCTCGGCAGCGAGACGGCGTGCTACCTGGTGGCGCTGGGGCAGAGCCGCCGTCCGTGCCACTTCCTGGAGCCCGACGGCTCGCTGATCGACCTGGCCAAGCATCCGCAGCTGGTGCTATGGGACGCGCGCCCGCACTGGCACCCGAACGTTTCACCTGACCAGCTCGGCAAGTCACGGGGGCTCACCGAACTCGACACGCACGGCTGGCTCGGCCCCGACCGCGAACACTGGTCATGCAACAGGCTCGCGATCGGCGCGCGCATGACCGGCAGCCCGGCGCTGCAGTGGCAGTTGTCGATGCAGGCGCGCCTGTTCCTGCTGAGCGAGACGATCGATCTGCGCCTGTCGACGTCGCACGCGGACGCGGCGCGCAGCGCTTTCTACGCGGGCTGTCTCGTCGTGCACCTGCACCACAACCTCGAGGACCGGGCGCTGGCGGCGCGCGTGATGCAACGCTGGCAGCAACGCGTGCTGCAGGTCTACGTGCCCGAGTGGGGCAGCCAGGTCGCGGACGTGTGGGATCCGCGGGCCGGCGAGCCGCGCCTCGCGATCGAGACCGGCCAGCCCGTCAACTGGATGCCCGACCAGCAGGCCATGGGGGCGCTCGGGCTCGAACGGGCCTGCGCGATTGTCGGCCCGCCCGAAGGCCGCGATCTCGCGCTGCGCGGCGCCAAGGCCGTGCTGCTGCGCGCCTACACGCGGGACGGCACGAAGTGGCTCGAATGGGAGCGGCTCGGGTTTGCCGGCGTCGAGTTGCTCGTGCCGGTCGAGGGCCAGACGGCGCACCGCACCGGGTGGTATGGGGTGGTCGGGTTCCCGTGTGCGATCGCGACTGTGCTGCGGCGCGAACCAACGAACGAACAGGCTCGGTCGATCTGGGCCCAGATGCTGGGCGACAGCGGCGGCGGGAGCGCATGGTTGACGCCTGGAGTGCCCCGATGAACTTCGAGGCCGCGCTCAAGCTGGGCGCGCCGGTCGATGCCCGAGCAGCCAGTCCGCGCTGATGCCGCATGCGGTCGCGATCGCGCCCAAGGTCAGGGCACCGGGCTCCATTTCTCCCCGCTCGTAGCGGCTGACCGTCATGGGCGCGACCCCAGCGGCCGCGGCCAGGGCCACCTGAGTCAGGCCGGCCTTCGCCCGGGCCGCGGAAATCTGTCGCCCTAACTCTAGTACACGCATACGCTTAGCTTTCATGCGAAAGATTATAAGTGAATGCGTAACAGAAAGCTAGACGAAGACGTATACTAGGGGGCGTCGCGAGCGAGTTGCGCGGACGACACGGCCCACCGGCCGCTTCCGGTGGCGCTTGGCGACCGGCGGACGGGCGCGCAGGACAGATGAAAGATGCGACCGATCGATAGCAGCTACGACACCGCGTGCGCCGGCTTCCAATCCTCCGACCTCGGCCGGCGCGAATACGCGCTCGTATCGGACCACAACGGCCCGTGCAGCGAGGTGGGCGAGTACGCCTCAATCGAGGCGGCGATCGAGGCGGCCCGGACGATGGACACGGACGCGGCGCCGTCCGAAATGGGCGACGTGCTCGACTACGACGGTCGCGACGACCGCGACGACAGCGGCCTGATTGGGGCCGCTGAAGCCGCGGGCTGGCGGATCGTCGCGTACGCGCCGGCCGGCGAATACTGGACGGTGCTCGTCCATGACGAGGCGGGCCTGTGAGTGCCCTGCGCCCCTTCTGGAACTGCAACGTCTGCCGCAGCCAGAACCACGAGATCGACGGCGAGTGCCAGTTCTGCGCGTGCGGCGGCACCGACTGCCGGCGCGACAACTGCTCGGGCGAGCACGGCAAGGCCGCCGCGGAAGCAGCGCGAATCGCGGAGGTGTCCGAGTGAGCCCCGCACCGTCCCTACCGTACGCGCGCCCCGACGGCGCGGAGAGAGAAACCATGACCAACCGCCCCGACCATGTCTTGATCCGCCGCACCGGCCAGCCGTCCCTGCGGCTCGCCGGCGTCGTCCTCGCCGCCAGCGCGTCATCGCACACGGATGGCCCGGGCCGTAACCCGACGCAGAACCGGTGGCACGAGCTGGAACTGTGGACCGACGACCGGACGATCCAGGGCCCCGAGCAGCCACATTGTGTCGTAGTCCGCTACGTCACTCGGTGGGACGGCGAGCTAGGCCATGACTTCGCTGAGATCGTGCCGCGCAAGAGCATCGGCGACGTGTTGCGGAGCCACGATCCAACCGAACACCTGGCCGGATTCCCCGCCGGCGCACAGTACGAGCCAAAACAAGAGACGTTGCGGCGATCGATCCGCAACGGATACGCGCACGCCGTGAGTGACATCCTCGATGCGGCGAAGGTGTGGGAGATCGGGACGCCGGGTCAGATAGCCGAAGGAGCAGGGGCTTCGGGGGAGTCGTGACGGCTTGAGTGTCATCAATCGTGCCAGATAGCCGATTTGGCAAAAGTACAATTTGGCCTACCCAACTGGACAAATTGGCTTGGAGGCTGTATCGGGTTCCCAGCATCGCCACCGCTTTCGGCATGGCGCCAAAGCCGGTCGGTCTGCCATTGGGGCAGCCCGCCGCCATGCACGAACCGGGCCAAGCCAGTCCTCGCATCGGACACCCTGTTACACCGGAGGCCAGTTTGCCCTTGTCGTACCCCCCCGACCGCCAGCGCGCGCAGCCGCCACGCCCAAAGGCGAAGCGCGCGCCGCGACCGAGGCGCGCCGCGGCCGCGCCATCGCAAATAGCGCGGAATGGTGACCACGACCCGAAGACCGGGCACTTCGTGCCTGGCTGGCGCGGCGGCCCTGGCCGGCCGAAGGGCATCGACTTCCGCGCGCTGATCACCGAGCAGCGTGGTGCCTCGCTCGCCGATGACCTGGTGCGGCTGTTCGACAGGCTGCTCGTGCTGGCGATCTCGGGCGACGTGCAGGCGGCGAAGCTGCTGCTCGACCGGGTGTGCCAGAAGGACGCGGTGCAGATCGAGGCCGGCGAGTCGTTCGACGCGCTGCTGAGGCGCGCGCTTGGCATCGAAGTCGAGGTCTACGAGCAATGACGGACCTGTCGCCCGAGATCGCCGCGCTGAAGCGCTGGCACGACGAGCCGCACACGTTCGTGCGGCAGTGCCTTGGCGCCGAGCCGGACCCCTGGCAGGACAAGGCGCTGCGGGATCTAGTGTCGCAAGACCGCATGGCGATCTCGGGCAGCAAGGGCAGCGCGAAGACCGCGTTCTTCGCGTTCGCGATCTGGTACACGCTGGTGACGCAGCCGAACTGCAAGATCGCCGCGACGTCGATCAACGGCACGCAGCTGCGCGACGGCCTCTGGAGCGAGCTCGCGCTGTGGCAGTCGAAGTCGAAGCTACTGCAGACGCTGTTCCACTGGTCGCCCCAGCGCATCGTCAGGAAGACGTCGCCGGCGACGTGGTTCGCGTCAGCGCGCACGTGGAACCAGACCGCGGATCCCCACACGCAGGCGCAGGCGCTGGCCGGCTTCCGCGGCGACCGCGTCATGTTCGTGATCGACGAGGCCGGCGGCGTGCCTGGCGCGCTGCTCGCCACGGCCGACGCCGTGCTGGCCTCGAAGCAGCCGGGCCACTTCGCCAAGGTCCTGATCGGCGGCAACACGACGTCGCAGATCGGCGCGCTGTACCTCGCGGTCGCGAAGCAACGGAACCTCTGGCACTGCATCCGGGTGACGAGCGACCCGAACGACCCCGACCGCACGGCGCGCGTCAGCAAGGAGTGGGCGCAGCAGCAGATCGACGCGTACGGGCGGCAAAACCCGTGGGTCAAGATCAACGTGTTCGCGGAGTTCCCTGAGCAGGCGGCCGGCAAGCTGATCTCGCTGCAGGACATGGAAGCCGCCGAGCATCGGAAGGTTGATCCGCACGAGCGGGAGGCGGTGGTGCTTGGCGTCGACGTCGGCACGATCAACGACGCGTGCGTGATCTACCCGCGGAAGGGCAGACGCCTGATGCCGGCGCGCGTCATGCGTGGCAAGGACTCGATCGTGATCGCCGGCGAGATCGTGAAGGTCGCGCGCGAGCTGGGTGCGACGACGGTGTTCGTCGATGCCGGCGGGCCCGGCATCGGCGTGATCGACGCACTGCGCGCGATGGGGCAGAGCAGCGTGGTGCCGGTGTTCTTCGGCGGCGGCGCCGACGACTCGACGCGCTATTTGAACAAGCGCATCGAGATGTATGTGCGCGCAGCCGCGTGGGTGAAGGAAGGCGGGCAGATCGAGGGCCGCGAGCCGGAGCTGGTGCAGGACATGTGCGAGCCCGAGACGACCTGGAAGCTCACCGGCGAGCAGGTGCTCGAGGACAAGGACGAGATCAAGAAGCGGCTCGGGCGGTCGCCGGACTGGGGCGACGGGTTCGCGCTGACGTTTGCCTACCCGGTGGCGGCGCTGTCGATCGAGCAGGCGATGCGCACCGCGGGGATTGTACCCGCAGCGCATGACGAGTTCGGCTTCGGGCCGCTGTGATCCGCGAGGGGTCGCTCGCCGAGCTTCGTGCCCGCGGCGGCGAGCTGTTCGCCGCTGCCGCGGCGGAGACGGGCGTCGTGGGGGCGGTCCGCTGGGACGTGTTCGAATCGTACGAGCAGGCAGGCGTGCTCGTGGTGCTGCTCGTCGCGGACGACCTCGAGCTGGTCGGCTGGTGCGGCGCGGTGGTGAGCCCGGAGCTGTTCGGCGAGCAGACGAGCTTCGTGACGCTCACCCTGTTCGTGCGGCGCGATCACCGCGGGCGGTTCGGCCGGGCGCTGCTCCGCGCGATCAGGGCTGCTGCCGCGGACCACGGCGCCGACGTGCTGCGCGTGCAGGCGGTCCCCGGTAGTCGGCTCGAGCGGCTGCTGCGCCGCGAAGGCTTGACAGCACGATCGGTTGCGTACGAGGAACGGACCATGCACTATATTGCACATGGTTGTAGGCACCGCGATCATCTCCGGTTTGGCCCTCGCCTACGGGGTCTACTCCGGCGAGCGGCAACACACGGCCCAGAAGAAGGGCGTGCAGCGCCAAGCGACCGCCCAACTGCTCTCTGAGGGCGCGGCCATGCGCCAGGAGCGCCTCGGAGAACAGGAAGACGCCCGGGCCCGCAGCAAGTCCCCTGACCTCGACGTGTTGCTCGGCGACCAGACCAAGCCCAAGCCCGGCGCGCTCGGCGTCAACGCGGACCAACTGCTACTGGGCAACCGGTTCCTCGGCCGATGACCCCTCTCGCGTTGGTTCCACGCGACTCTGCGCCAGTGCGCGACCACAGTAAGCTGCGCAAGCACTGCGACCAGCGCCTGCAGGATCTGGAGGAGGCGCGCCGCCCGGTGTTCGAGTTCGTGAAGACGGTCGCCGAGGAGCTGATGCCCTCGCGCATGCCGTACCTGCTCGACCCGCACAGCCAGCAGCACGCCGGCCAGCAGAACGCCCACATCGTCGACTCGGTTGGGCACCAGTCGCTGGCCACGGCTGCGGCCGGTGTCGGCACCGGCACCATGCCGGCGTCGTCGCCGTGGTTCGAACTGCTGGTGCGCAACGAGTGGGGCGACGACGACGAGACGAAGCAATTCCTGCAGGACCTCGCCGAGCGGGCTCGCACGACGATCAACCAGAGCAACGCACACCAGGTGCTGCCGGCGTTCCGCGAGGAGTGGTTGGCGTTCGGCACCGCGGCGGCTCTCCTCGTCGAGGACGACGAGGATGTGATCCGTCTCGACGTGATGTCGTTCGGCGAGTTCTTTATCGCCGAAAACCACCGCGGCCGCGTCGACACGCTGTACCGCAAGATGACGATGACGGTGGGCCAGCTCGCCGAGGAGTTCGGCGAGGACGTGCTCAGCGCGTCGAGCAAGCACCAGTACGAGCTCGGGCACTACGACACCGTGGTGCCGTGCATCCACGCGATCGAGCCAGACCGGGACCGCGAGAACCCGTCGATGCCGTTCCGCAGCGTCTACTACGAACTGGGCGCCAGCAGCGACCTGATCCTCGCCTTGCGCTGGTTCAAGCGCTTCCCGTGCCTGGTGAGCCGTTACGGCAAGCTGCCGGGCACCGCGTACGGCCTCGGCCGCGGCATGGACGCGCTGCCGCACCTCGTCAGGCTGCGCAAGATGATCTACCGCTACGGCAACGCCATGGCGGAGAAGTGCGATCCGCCGACGCAGCACCCATCGCACCTGCAGCAGCACGAGGTGCGCGCGTTGCCCGGCGGCAAGACCGCGGTGATGGGCGCGCAGAAGATCGAGAACCTGCGCCAGATCAACCTCGACCTGCGCGAGATGGACGCGGCGATCGAGAAGACCCGGCAAGACGTTCGCGACACCATCGGCTCGACGGTCGTCGCGAGCCTGCGCGCGATCACGCACCAGATGACCGCGCGCGAGGTCGACACGCGGACGCAGCAGGACCTGATGGAGTTCCTGCCGGCGATCCACCGGCAACACGAGGAAGTGCAAAGCCCCCTCGTCGAGATGACGATCGATGCGCTCGACGCGCAGGGGCAGATGCCACAGCGGCCCGCTTCCTTGCCGCCCTTCGCCGCAGCCGACATCGAGTTCACGTCGCCGTTCGCGCGGAAGGCCCGGCAGGGCGAAGTCGACGCGATCGTGCGCACCTACTCGGTGGCGAGCGAGATCGCCAAGGTCAGAAAGGACGTCGTCGACGTGCTCAATCCGGAGTGGGCAATCCGCCGCATCGCGCAGATCGAGGGTGCTCCGGTGCAAGCGCTGCTCGGTGCCGAGCAGGTGCGGCAGCAGCGGCAGGCGCAGCAGCAGGCCCAGCTCGCCGAAGCTAAGGCAGACGCCGCGCAGCGTGGTGTCGACCTCGCGCGCGGCATGGCGGAGGCCGAGCGCGCAGGAGCGGCCTGATGCCGCGCGAGCGACACCCAGGGTTTGGGCCAGGTCGCATCCGGGAACCGTCACCGTTTGGCGCCGACGAGGATCTGGTGCGCCAGATCGCGCTGCGCGCCGTCCAGTCGCTGACCGGCGTCCAACTCGCCACAGCACTGCAGGCGTTCGCCGAGCTCACGCCTGCGGCCGATCGGCTGCCCTACTTCACGGGCGGCAGTGCGGCAGCGCTCGCGACGTTCACGGCATTCGCGCGTACCATCCTCGACGATGCGGACGACGCGACGGTGCGGGCGACGCTGGGGCTCGGCGCGCTTGCGCTACTCGCCACGATCAACGGCAGCAACTGGTCGGGGACTGACCTCGCGGTTGCGGATGGTGGCACGGGGGCCAGCACGGCGAGCGGCGCCCGCACGAACCTCGGGCTCGCGATCGGCACCAACGTGCAAGCGTGGGCGGCAGTGCTGAATCAGATCGTCGCGCTGGCTCCGGCGAAGGGCGACATGCTCGTCTACAACGGGGAATGGACCCTCTTGCTTGCGTCCGATGTCTCCGAAGGCGCAGTCCTGACGTTGGGCGTCGACGGCCCGCAGTGGGTGAGCCCGTGATGATCGACACGACCACCAGCACCGTGATCGCGTATGTCGCCTCCGGCGGATCCACTGGCGCGCTCGTCGCCTTCGCCGAAGTCACCGACCTCGGTCCCGTCGGTACGACGGTCGCCGGCGTCCTGCTCGGCACCCTGATTGTGCCGTGCGTGCGCTGGTGGATGCAGCGCACGGACCGACTCGACGTCGCCAAGATCGATAGCGCGAAGAACCAGGAGATCGCGAACCAGGCGCGCGAACAGCGCAGAGAGGACCGTGAAGAGGAGCGGAGCAAGCAGCTGCAGATCCAGACTGGGCTGTTGCACCAGATCGCCGCATGCCTCGAGGACCTGATCACGAAGCAGGACCGCGTCGAACAACTGCTGATGAAGCAATCAAGCAAACCCACATGAAGACCAGAACCAACGAACGGCGCTGGCCGCTTCTGTTCTTCGCCCTTGCCTGCTGCGCAATCGCACCCGCGTGTGCAATCGATCCGACGTTCGTCGCGGCGGCGCGCGCGTCACAGGACGCGATGGCGCCCGAGTACCTCGGCTACGTCGAAGCTGATGGCAAGCTCGACAAGGCGCAGCGCGAGCGGCGGCGGCGAACCGTGGCGCGGTGGGACGAGGCGATCCGCGCGCGTGAGGGCAAGCGCTGATGGTCCCACAACTCGAGGACCTGGTCGGGCCGATCAAGGCCCGCATCACCGACCCGGTGCGGCAGGTGATCGCCGTCGAACTCGCGCTCGACATCGCGCAGATACAGGCGAGGAAGCTCGGCGGTGAGGACGTCGAGCGCGAGATGGTGCACGCGCGCTCGCAGGCATTGTCGCTGACCGCGACCGAGGCCGGCGTGGTGCTCGACGTCGTCATGGCGCGGCTGCATTCGATCGGCGGTGTGGTGGCGCGCGGCGCGTTGGCCGCAGTGCTCGGCGCCGTCGCGCAGTGACTTGACGCCACCGCCGGCGGGGCCATTCCCAAGCCCCATCCCCAAGCCCTTGCGCCGTGGCGTGTGGAATGTGCACTATATTGCATGTGCAAGTCGCGCATCCCACCGAGACCGATGAACAAGCCGAGGCCCGCGCCCGCGCCCGCTACCGCTACCTGACCGAGGACGCGCGTGGCCGCGAGGTCGTGCGCGACATCCTGCGGTGGTGCCGCACGGAGACGGCTGGCCCGATCGGCGGCGAAGCCGAGATGGCGGCCGACCTGGCCCTCAAGGCGCTGGGCCTGATGCTGGTGCAGACGATCAGGAAGCACGACAGCGAGGGCTGGGTGCGGATCGAGGCCGAGCACACGCAGGAGATCGTGCTGGCCGCGCGCATTGCCGCCGCGGCTGACGAAGCCACGGGGAGCAAGCAATGACCGGCGTCGCGATTCCCAAGGCCGCCGCTCCCGCTGCCCCGGTAGCGCCAGCACCCGCTGCAGCCGCGCCGGCTCTCTTCGGTGCTGGCGTTCCAGCCCCTGCTGCCCCTGCGGCGCCTGCTGCCGCCGCGGCGCCAGTGAAGGCCGCGGCTCCGGCCGCCGGCGCACCGAAGCTCGGCGACCCGATCGAGCCACCTGCCGCGCCGAAGCTCGGCGACGCCCCGCCCGCCGCGGGCGCGCCCGACGCGCCCGACGCGCCCGCGGCCGAAGGCGACGAGGCTGCCGTTCCTGCCGAGGAAGGTGCGGAAGCCGAGGAAGCCCCAGCCCCGGTCTACGAGTTCGAAGCGCCCGAGGGGCAGACGCCGTACCAGGCCGAGGTCATCGACGCCTACAAGGCGGTGCTCGGCAAGCACAAGGTCGACCCCGCTGTCGCGAAGGACATCCTCGAGACGGTGCTGCCCGTGCTCGAGAAGAACACGAACGACCAGATCAACGCCGGGATCCAAAAGCAGCGCGACGAGTGGAGCCAGGCGCTGGCCGAGCGCTACGGCGACAAGCTGCCGGCGACGATCGCGCGCGCGAACCGCGCCTTCCACGAGTTCGTGCCGCCGGCCCTGCAGAAGGACCTCGCCGGCTCGGCCATGTCCGTCAACCCCGACTTCATCGCGATGTGGGACGCCATTGGCGCCCGCATCACGAACGATCGCCCCCCCAAGTCGACCAAGCCCGCACCGGCACCGCAACTCGATCCAGTCGACGAGATTGCCGCCGGGTACGACGCCGCCGACGCAGCCGCCGCCGCACGGAGGACCTGAGCCATGGCCGCAGTCTCCACGACCCGCAAGAACCTCATCGAGTGGAGCCAGCACTTCCATCGGGGCAAAGTGCTCCCCGAGGTCGCGTTGCTGGCTCAGGAAAACCAGGCGGTGATGGACATCCCCTGGCGTCAGTGCAACGACGGCACGACGCACCTCTACAACCTGCAGACGTTCCTGCCGACCGTCAGCAAGACGATGTACGGCGAGGGAACGCCCGAGTCGAAGAGCCAGAAGGCGCAGGAGCGTGAGACCTGCACCATGCTCAGCGGCTTCTCGACCGTCGAGGAGGAACTCTGCAAGGTCGGCGGCCAGATGGGCGTGGTGCGCGCGACCGAGGACGCCAACTTCGCCGAGGCCATGAAGCAGGCGTTCGCGCAGATGCTGCCGTACGCGAACCGCGCGACGAACGTCAAGGACTTCTACGGCTGGGCCACGCGCTTCAACGCGTTGACGGGCACCAAGGCGAAGAACGTCATCAGCTGCGGCGGTGCCTCGGCAAACGCCCAGACCAGCGCCTACCTCGTGAACTGGGGCGCCGACGTCTACGGGATCTTCCCCGAGGGCACGACGGCTGGCTACCAGAAGGACGACCTCGGCCGGCAGGTCAAGACCTTGGCCAACGGCAACCAGCTCGTCGTGCGACAGACGCGCCACCTGTGGCACGTCGGCCTGGTCGTCGAGGCCTGGACCTCGATCGTGCGCGTCTGCAACATCGAGGCGGCGCACGCCCTGGCCCTGTCGAACAACCAGGCGCCCACGTCGTTCAACAACGTGCTGCACAAGATGATCCAGGCGCGGCTGCGCATCCGCCGCCCGGGCACGAAGGTGTGGTACGTCAACGACACGGTCTACGGCCTGCTGATGCGCATCGCGCTCGAGAAGAGCAACGCCGCGGTGACCGTGCAGGCCGCGATCACGCAGTTCGGCAACTTCGACGAGCTGCGCATCCTCGGCATCCCCGTGCGGCGCATGGACCAGATCCTCGACACCGAGGCCGTGGTCGCCTGAGCCCGACGCGGTGAACGATGGGCCGCCCTGTGGCGGCCCGACAACGACAGACCGAAGCGAACGACCGAAACCGAGAACCTGAGGAACGACAATGAGTGCGGACCTGAACCTGCAGTTCTGCTCGGCGCAGGCCGTCTTCGGCAGCGGCACGACTGTCTCCTCGACCGACTGGATCAACTGGCTGGTCGCACAAGACCTCGCCGGCGGCGTTGCTCCGGTGGTCGAGATCATCGTCACGACGTTGGCGGCCGGTGGCACGTCGATGCAGTTCCAGCTCGTCGCGTGCGACAGCGCCGGCGCCAACCCCGTGGTGGTCGACGAGACGCCCGCGATCGGGATCGCGAACCTCGTCGCGCCCACCGGCACGCCGCCGATGGGCGGCACGGTGATCCATCTGCGCATGAGCCCGCGGCGCGTGCTGCCGGGTGCCACGCTGACGCACCTACGCCTGCAGACCGTCAACGTCGGCGCCAACAGCGCCGGCGCGATCACGGCGCACCTGGTGCCCGAAGCCGGGAACTCGGCGCCGAACAAGGCCTACGCGGCCGGCTACTGAGGAGGCCTGCCATGCTCGACAAGGACCTGTGGATCGCGACGAACGGCCGCCCGGCAATCACGCCGGGTGCCAGCATCACGCGGTGGCTGTTCCCGAGCCTCGTCTCACCGGATTACTGGGACCTGCGCGCGATCATCGACCTGGCGCGCGGCAACCCGGTCTACGGCAACTTCCGCGTCGCCACGGCCTTCAACGCCCAGGCGAGCAACTTCCTGCGCTTTGCGATCTTCGTCGACAGCGTCGCCACGTTCGTCAACGTCCTGACGAACAACGAGCTGGTGATCGCGCGCAGCCCCGACATCGTGTCGACGGGACTCAGCACCGTCGGGATCAACTTCCCGGTCGCGATGCCGTCGCTGAACGACTTGGCGCTGCTGACCAGCAACGGCGCGCGCTTCATCACGCTCGGCTTCGAGGCTTCCGTGCCGACGACCGACTGGGTTGCGGGTGGCGTCGACGCGTTCCTGTCGCCGGAGCCCCTGCCGCCGCTGCCGGCCTCCCACCCCGCCGGCTACTGACCGATGCGCAACGCCCGCAGCAGGCCGGTGTATCGCGCCGCGGCGCAGTTCGTCGCGGCCGCGAGCGCGTCGCCGTTCTTCGAGATCGCAGGTGCCACGGGCCGCAAGGTGCGGATGCTCAGCATCCGGGTGACGGGGCCGACGCTGACGGCCGTTGGCTACCACTCAATCCAGGTCGGCAAGTACTCGGCGAACACGACCGTCGGCACGGCGACCGACCTGACCAAGGTGCCGCTCGATTCGAAGAGCCCGCCGTCCATCGCGTCGGTCTGCCGCGTGTTCACGGCAGCGCCGACGGTCGGCGCCATCGTCGGACTGATCGGTAGCCAGCGCATCCTGGCGCAGGCCACGACCGCCGCGGCTGCCGGCACGGTCGACGGTGTCGCATGGGACTTCGGGCAGATCGGCGATGCCGAGGGCGCGGTGTTGCTCACGGCCGCCGAGGCGATCGCGCTGACGTTCGCAGCCGCACCAGCGACGGCCGTGACGATGTCGATCGAAGTCGAATGGACCGAGGAGTGAGAGACTTATGAAAGTGCGCGCCAAGCAGTCGACCCAGATCAACACCAAGGCCGGGCTCCTGTACGTGAAGGGCCCCGAGATGAGCGACAAGGACGAGGTGCTGTCGCTCGGCGAGGTCGTGGAGGTGCCCGACGACTACCCGATCAACATCGAGGTCTGGGACATCGTCGAGCCGCCCGCGGGCCAAAAGCCCAAGCTGATCAATCCGCGGCAAGGCCTCGACGGCGACGAGCCGCCCGTGGGCAGCAAGCTGCAGAAGGGCACCCCCGCCCTTTCGAAGTAGACCCGCTGGGGCGCCGCCGGCCGCCCCGCGCACGTTGCGCCGGCCCCAATAGCCGATGCGCGCCGTCCTCGAGAACTTCACCGCCGCCGACGAGATCGCGGTCCTCCGCACGGGCCAGAGCAACAGTCGGCCCTGGGGCCATCGCAACCGCGAGGGCTTCGTCGCTGCCCCGCACCTGGCGCTGCGCGCACCAGGCCAGGACCTGACGATCCTCGCGATGGTCAGCTCGGAGCCAGGCTCCCCGCACGGCGCCATCGCGTCCACGTCGGTCGTGACGGTCTCCGAGGCCCTGCAGAGCGACGAGTGGAAGAACGGCGAACTGCGGCTCGTGCAGCACGAACACGGCGACAGCACGACCAGCACGCTGCGGCACGGCCATGCCAAGGTGTTGTCCAACACCACCGTCACGACCAACAACACGCACGCCTCGCTCGGCGGCACGCTCGCGTTCGACCTGACGCTCGACACGATCTATTGGCCCAGCCACGGCAGAAAGCCCGGCAGCCAGGTGCAGTTCGACAGCGACGGCACGCTGCCAGGCCTCACCGCGGGCGTGGTCTACTTCGTGCGCGACGTCGCGCTGCACACGTTCAAGGTGTCGCTCGACCCGCACGGCACCGCCGTGAACCTCGCCGGCGGCAGTCTGCCGGCGCCGACCGAACCGATCCCGTTCCCAGCGCACCGGATCACGGCGCGGCCGTACCTCTACGTCGAGTGGCGGGGTCTGTTCCAGTCGCCTGTGACGGTCACCTTCAGCAACGGGGGCGGCTTCCTGCAGGTCGACTGGGCAGCCCACAGCATTTCAGCCCGCCGCCTCACCCAGGGGTCGACCGCGTCGTTCACCGGCGGCGTGCTGCCGACCGGCGTCCCGTCGGGCCAGCAGCTCTACATCGTGCTGCCGGCGGATGGCTTCGCGTTCCTCAGCCTCACCTACGGCGGTACGCCGCTCCTCTTCGTCGACGCAGGCAGCGGCACGATCACCGGGACGCCAGAAATGCTCGCGAACGTGTCGGGCTACGTGCACCTGCACGACCGCTTCAACAGCTACGACAACGCCCCGGTCGTCACGCCGTACCAGCCGATCGCGCCGGGCCCGTATCCGGCCGGCGGGCCGGTGGTGCCTGGCTTCGCGCTGGCCGCCGACGTGATCAGCTACGCGGATGCGGCGATCGTCTTGCCGTTCGCCTGGAACGAGGGCATCGAGGGTTACGGCGGTAGCGGCACGTGCACGGTCTCGGGGCTCGTCTGCACGATCACGGCCGGCGGGCCGTTCTGGGACAACATCTTCGCCGATGGCTACGCGCGCGTCGGCGCGGCGAAGGGCAAGGTCGCGACAAGCAACGAGGCCGCCGGGATCTTCACCCTCGAAAGTTGGACGCCGGCGGCTGGGCCAGGGGCTGGCACACACAACTTCGAGATCCACCTGCCGCACTGGCGGAACAACCCGCATCACCACACGGCCGGCGAGGGTTTCCTCTACCCGTCGAGCGACATGCAACCGGGCGGCGCTTCGTCGCTCAGCATCGGCGTCACCTACAGCCGCCCGCGCAGCCAATTCACCGGCTCGTACGTCGGCCGGCAGCTTCAGAACGCGGCCTGCAGCACCGCAATCAACGCGACGGGCGTGGCGCGCTGCACGACGAACGCCTCGGCCCAGATCACGGCGTCGATCGTCGCCGGGCCGCTGCTGCGCCTGGCCCGGGCGGACAACACCAGCAACCCGGCAAACGGCCTGATCCAGTTCGAAGCGTTCCTGCGAAACGGCTACATCGTGGCACTTGCCGGCATGGGCCAGACGCCGAGCGTGAACGGCAACTGGCGCGTGACCGCGATGGGCCACACGTACGGCGCGGTCGGCAGCTTCGTCGACCTCGAGCAGTTGTCGGGCACCGACCCCGCGGTCCCGGCCTCGGTGAGCGGTGCCGTTCCATTGGGCGCCACGATCACGCGGCTCTACTGGGAGCCGCAGCACCGCTTCGGTGGGCTCCTGGAGACGCTGTGGCGCATGTCGGTGTCGCTCGGCCGGCGCGTGATCGGGGTGCACCTCGGCATCAACAGCAGCGGCCAGATCGCGGCCGCCACGAACAACCAGTTCGGGTTCCAGGGACAGATCGGGTGGCGCGACGACGATGACAGCCTCGACTGGACTCCGGGCAATCCCGACGGCAACGCCGCGCGGCTGCATCGGCTGGCGACGTTCATTGCGCCGCGCGCGATCACCGCGACGTATGGCAGCAGCAAGCGCCTCCGCTACATCGCGGTGGACATCTGGCAGGCGGAAGCCGATGCACTGTCGCCGGCCGGCCGCGAACTCGCCGAGCGCAGCATCCCGACGTTCGCCGACTGGTTGTGCGGCGCGATCGAGGCCGCGGGCCTGTCACCGTATCCGACCGGCGCCAAGATCCCGCTGCACTGGGCGCAGGTCAGCCGCATCCCGTACGAGCTGTCGGGCACCGTCACCGAGTACCCGGGCTTCGTCTTCACCGGCGACAGCGGGGGCTTGGTCAACAAGGCGATCAGCCGCATGGTGGCGCTGCGCGGCTTTGCCGCGTCGGTCGACACCAACAGCTCGCCCAAGCTCGACGGCACGACGTTCTTCGGCAGCGACCCGCTGCACTTCAACGGCTCCGGCGAGGCCCTGAACGGCAAGAACGCGGCGGCGGCCATGCTGTCGCTGATCGAGTACGCGTTCCTGTTCGCGCTCGGCAAGGGAGCAATCGCGGTGGCCAACCAGGCGGCCGGCATCGTCGGCGAAGCTGCCACCGTAACGGCGCTCGAGCCGCCCAACACCGGGCTGCTGGCGAGCCTGTGCGCCCAGTTCTTCGTGCCGGCGCGCGACGAGGTCCTGCAACGGCACCCGTGGAGCTTCGCCACGAGGCGCATCACCCCGGTCGCGATCAACACCACGACGAGCACCTGGCTCTACGCCTACGCCGTGCCGCCCGACCTGCTCAACGTGACGGGGGTCTTCGACCCCGCGGCCGCGAGCGACACGCAGATCGGTGCTCTGCTCTCGGCGAGCCTTGGCACCACGCCGGTCGGCCCGGTCGACCCGGCAAGCCAGCCCTACCGGCTGGAGACCGACTCGCTCGGCAACCGCGTGCTGCGTACCAACCAGCCGAACGCCGTCGTGCGCTACACGGCGAAGAACGTCGACATCGACGTCTACGACCCGCTGGTCCGCCAGGCCGTCGCCTACCGACTGGCCCATCATCTGGCCGGGCCGGTCCTGAAGGGCAAGGCCGGTGCGTCCCTCGCCGAACGGTGCCTCGAGTTGAGCGAGGCGCTGATCAGCCAGGCCGCGGCGCAGAACTTCCAGTTCCATCAGGACACCCGCATCGAGAGGAAGGCTGATTGGCTGCCCTGAACGAACTGCGCACGATCGTGCGGAGCATGGCGGGCGGCGAACTGTCGCCCCAGCTGCTCGGCCGCGGCGACGACCTGCGCTATGCCACGGCCACGCGGCAGATGCAGAACTTCGTGCCGAACGCGCGCGGCCCGGCGATGAAGCGCTTTGGTGAAGAGCACGCCGCGCGCGTTCGGCACGAAGTTCTGCATCTGCCGCGTGGCCGCGGCGACGACCTGCGCTATGCCACGGCCACGCGGCAGATGCAGAACTTCGTGCCGAACGCGCGCGGCCCGGCGATGAAGCGCTTTGGTGAAGAGCACGCCGCGCGCACGAAGGGCGACGCGCCGATGCGGCTCGAGGCGTTCCGGTTCTCGGCCACGCAGCAGCTCGCGGTCGGCATCGGGGCGGGCTTCTTCCGGTTCTACGTCGCGCTGAAGACGGTGCTGTTCGCCGACGTGCGGACGGCCAGCTCGATCGATACGGCGCTCAACGTGATCGTGTTCACCGACCCGCACGGCTTCGTCGGTGGCGAGCAGGTGCGCACGGTCGCGATCGACGCCGGCGGCGTGCTGCCGAACCCACTCGACGACCTGACGATCTACAGCGTGCAGGTGATCGACGCCTGGCGCATCCGGTTCGCCGCGATCACGTTGACGACCACGGGCACCGGCGCACTGCGGCTCGTGCCGAGCACGCAGATGCTGCTCAGCTACGTCTCGAGCAAGCCCATCCTGTCGGTCAACATGAACACGAACGAGATCGTGTTCGGCATCGACCACTATCTCGAGACCGGCGACCCGTTCGTGTTCACCTCGACCAGCGCGCCGCCCGGCAACCTCGCTCCCGGCACCACCTACTATGCGCGCAAGATCAACAACACCACGATCAAGGTCTCGATCACCAAGCAGAACGCACTCGACAACATCACGATCGACTTGATCAGCGTGCCATCGTTCACGGTGCTCGGCACTCTACAAGCGACCGGGCACACGCTCATGAACACCGAGATCGTGACGATCGGTGATGGCACCGGCTCGGCAGCGGCAGCTGGCCTCACCGCCGGCGTGAACTACTTCGTCGTCAACGCTAACCTCAACGCCATCAGTGTCAGCCTGACGCTGAATGGCGCACCGGTGAACCTCACCAACATTGCCGGCACCCTCTTCGTGTCGCGCGTGAACGCGCGCATGCACTTCGCCTACGAGAACGGCGACCAGGTGTATCTACGCACCGCCGGCAAGGGCTTCTACGCGTGCGTGCAGCGCGACCCGCGCGACAACACGCCGGGTGCCGCACCGACCTACTGGCACCGCATGGGTGATGACGGCGAACTCGAGCTGCGCAACGGCTTCGTCGAGAGCAACCTGTTCTCGATCGACGTGTCGCAGTCGGGCAACGTGATGACGCTCGTGCACGGCGACTTCAGCTCGATGCGGCTCGAACGGCTGTCGGCGACGCGGTGGAAGTTCGAGACGGCCCTGTTCGCGCCGCCGCTCGCCGCACCGACCGGGCTGCAGGCAAGCCGGACCCGCGGCGCGCGGCTCGTGCCGGTGTCGTTCACTGAAATAGACACACCATCAGGCAAGCTGCGCCTCAACTTCGACGCCGGCCACGGCCTCGGCGACGGCGTTGGCGTCTACGTCGAAGGCTTTGCGTCTCAGTTCGCCGAGCTCACCGACGGCTTCTACACGGGCGCGCTGCTCCAGAACGTCGGCAGCCCGGTGAAACAGACGATGCTGCGCAAGCTGACCGGCCAGCTTGTCACGATTGCGAGCATTGTCGGAGCCGTCGGGGACCCGCCGGTCACGGCACCGGGCACGCTCGAGCTTTCAGGCCTCCTCGCGGACACCACCAACAGCTACAAGGTGACGGCGCTGGATCAGAACCGCGTCGAGTCGCAGCCTAGCGCGGCCGTCGTGGTGACGAACAACCTGCTCATCGACGGCACGAAGAACACGCTCAGTTGGACCGCCGTCACGGGTGCTCTCCGGTATCGCGTCTACAAGAAGTGGAACGGCTTGTTCGGCATGATCGGCGAGACCGACGCGCTCACGTTCGATGACACCAACATCGCCGCCAAGCTCGACGCCACCGACCCGCAGCTCGACACGACGATCCAGGCGGGTCGCCCGCAGGCAGTGGCGCACGCCGACCAGCGCCTGGCGCTCGGCGGTTTTGCCTCGTACCTGCAGCGCGTGGCGCTGTCGCGCCCTGGCGCCGAACTCGACTTCTCGGTGCACATCCCGGTGCGCGCCGACGACCGGGTCTCGCTCGACCTGACGCTCGACGGATCGCCGGTGCGCCACCTGCTGGCGCTCGACGACGGTCTGATCGTGTTCACGACCGGCTCGGTGCTGATGCTGGAACCGGTGGGCGACGAGGCGATCGGCCCGGAGACGACCCGCGAACGGCGCCTGGCCAGGAAGATCGGCGCTGCCGAACCGCAACCGCTCGACGTCAACGATCGGGCGCTGTTCGTCTCGGCTTCCGGTCAGCACGTGCACGAGGTGGCACCAAGCCGCAAGGAGACGCCGGTGCAGGACCTGTGCGTCCGGGCAAACCACCTGTTCGACGGCTACACGATCAAGCAGCTGGCGAGCATCCAGAGCCCGTTCCCGCTCGTCTGCGCGGTGCGCAGCGACGGGGTGGGCCTGATCCTGAGCTACATGCCGGCCGAGGAGGTGCTGGGCTGGGCGCCGGCACTGCAGATCGCCGGGGCCACGATCGAGAGCGTCTGCGGCATCCGGGACGGCAGCGAAGACGCGTTCTACGTGGTGGTGAAGCGGGGCAGCACCCGCAGCGTCGGGCGGATCCAGGCCAAGTTCTTCCTCGACGACGCCGTGCGCTACGACGGCAGCAACAACACCGCGGCGACGGTCACGCTGACCGAGGGCATCAGCTGGGGGCCGGGCGACTCGCTGCTGCTGACCTCGAGCGTGCCGCTGCCGGCGGCCGCCGGTGACTTCGTCGACGTCATCGCCGATGCCGGCACCGGAGTCACGGTGCGGCTGCTGATCGAGCAGGTGGTCACGGGGCTGTCCTGGCGCGTCCGAGCCGGCGCTCTGCTGCCCACGGGGCTGCAGGGCGTTGCCGTGACCGACTGGAAGCTCGGCCGTGCCCGCGTGCGGACTCACATCATCAGCCAGGCCGTCACCGTCGTCGCCGACGGGGTGGTCGTGGAGGCCACCACGGACGCGCTGGGCTTCCTGGTGCTGACCGCCCCGGCGATCGTGATCCAGGCCGGCAGGCGCTACACGGGACGCATCAAGACCCTGCCGGTGCTGCTGCAGCAGGACCCCGCCACCGGCAAGGGCGTGCGCTGGAACGTCGCCCACGTGCACGCCGGCGTCGTCGGCGGTGCCTTCACGGTCGGCCCGAAGGAAGGGCCGAAGGAGACGGTGACGCCGGTCGAGGACGAGGAGCGCATCCTGATGCCCGGCAAGTGGACCGAGGACGGCGTGATCGAGATCGAATCGACCGAGCCGACTGACCTCGAGGTCCGGTATCTGGTCCTCACCCTGGCGGCAGCCTGACCATGGTCGAAGCAAGCACGTTCTTCACGTCCTACCAGCCCGCCGCGTCGACGACAAACCGGAACGCGGCGGTCGCGGCCGGGATCTTCTCCGAGCTGGCTGGCGCCTACGCGAACTTCGCGGCGGTGCGCAGCCAGCAGATGCAGTTGCGCAGCGAGGCGAGCGCACAGGCGCACCATGCCAACATGCTGGCGTTCGACCGGCGGGCGGCCGAGCGTCGCGCGCAGCAGATCCTGCAGGAGGGCCAGGACCAGGCCGCCATGCTCGGGCTCGAGGGCGGGCAGCGCAGAGGCGCCTTGCGGGCCCGCGCGGCCGCGCGCGGCGTCACCGGGCAAAGTGCGCGCGAGGCCGAGCTGAGCGACCAGCTGATCCAGGACCTCGACATCTACCACGTCAACCTCGCGGCGGTGCGCGCGGCGAACGCGGCGCGCCGGGAAGCCACCGAGATCGACAACCGGGCGCTGTTCGCCAGGACCTCGGCGCAGAACCTGCGCAGTTCCGCTCGGGCAGCGCAGCCCGAGGCGCAGCTGATCGGCGGCCTGTCGTCGGCGGTGACCCGCGGGGTCGGCACCTACAAGAAGGCGAACTACTGATGACCATCCGGATCGGGCGCAGGTTCCAGACGCAGGAGCCCGGCGGATACGGCCGCGGCGCCGGCATCCAGCCCGTGATCGGCATCGGCAACCCCGCGGCGGCCGCCGGGCGCCCGGCCGAGCAGGCCGCGAGTCTTGCCGAGAAGCTGTTCTTGGACGAGCGGGCGCGCGAGGTCGAGACGAAGACCCGGGAACTCGACATCGAGCTGCGGACGAAGAACAACGCGGCGCTCAACGAGTACTCGGCGGCGCTCGGCAAGAACGCGGTCGAGGGGCGCGGTGCGGCCATGGCGAAGATCCGCGACAACAGCAAGCAGCTGCGCGAGGGCCTCACCGATCAGGCGGTGCGCGAGGTGTGGAGCCATCAGGACGGCGCCTTGACGATGTCCGGCCTCGAGCAGGTCGACAGCCACTACCGGCAGCAGAACCTGCACTGGCAGGACGAGACGCACGAGCAGCGCGCCGAGGTGCTGGGCCAGGACTTCGCGCGCAGTGCTTTCGGGCAGGGCTACGACCCGGCCACGGGGCAACTGAGCGGCGAGGCGCAGAAGAACCGCTCGGGCTACCGCGAAGAGATTCGCCTGCGCGGCGAGCTGCGTGGCTGGGACGACGCGACGCGCGAGGTGGAATTGCGCAAGGCGGACACAGTGGCGTTCGGGCAGGCCGCCGAGAGTCTGATCGGTCAGGAGCGGTTCGACGAGGCGATCGCCGTGATCGGCGCACACAAGGACCTCGTCGACGTCGGTGTGCGCGATCGGCTCACGCAGAAGGCGAAGCAGGGGCAGACGGCCGCGCGCGAGAAGGCGCAGCTGGAGAGTGACCATACGGCCGGCACCCGGCTCGGGCTGCTGCTTATGCAGCCGAAGGCGCCGCCGCAGGTTCCGCAGGTGCAGGGTCCTGGCCCAGTGGTGCCGCCTCCCCCCGAATCCCCGTCCGCTCGCTTTCAACGCGAGGAGCAGGAGACCCTGCAGCGCAAGGTGTCGGCGCTCGCGCAGATCGATGGGATGTTCTTGCGCGACGAGATCAGTGACGATCAGCGCCGGATCGCGCGTGGCACGGTGAACGAGCAGTTCTCGGCGCACCAGCAGGAGATCGCCGTGCGCGGCAGCCAGTTGATTACAGAGGCCGAGTCGTTCTGGCGGAACAACCCGACCGCCGAGAACCTGCCGCCGGATCTGGACGCCGGCCTCGAGGGACTCGGGCTGCGCGACAGCGCAAAGAAGCGCATCACCGAGGACCCGTCGGCACTCGCCGAGGCGATGGACATCACGGACGAGCAGTGGCGCGCGTTGTCGCCGGAGCAGGTGGTGGTGCGGTTCAGTGGGCGGCTCGGCAACACGAACATGGGGCGCGTGCTCAACATGCACGCCAAGGCGCGGGGCGCCGAGACCAAGGGCTACAACCTGACTGAGGAGGACAAGCTGCGCATCGAGGCGTCGGCGCGGCGTCAGGCGCTCGTTCTGACCGGCAAACACGAGGCCGAGAACCGCGCCGCGATCGGCGACTACACGGTCAGGATCCTCGACACCATCGACGGCAAGGCCAAGGAAACCGGGAAGAAGCCGACGCAGCAGGACTTCCAGGATGTGCTGAGCAGCATGGAGGAGCAGACGATCACGGTGGGCGGCGCGACCCGGACGTTTGGCAGCTTGAAGCAGAACCAGATCGACGCGGGCTACTGGGACACGTCGGTGGGCATGCGGGTGTTCAAGAAGTCGCTGACGCCAGAGGTCGAGCACCAGATCGTCGAAGCGATCAAGGCGTACAACGCAAAGGCCAGCGGCGCGCCAGACGACCCGCACAAGCCGGTCACGGGCGCGCAGATCGCCGAGGAGTTCGCCAAGGGCCGCCGCGCGGAGATTCTGGGTCGCATCACCTCGAACGCTGATGCGCGCGAGGAGAAGCGGAAGCTGTTGATCACGCTGCCGTGGCGACTCGGCCAGGCGAACGTGGGCTTTGGCGGCCGTGGCGTCAGCGGCACGTCGCGCTGGGACGAGATCGAGGTGATGAGCATGACCGAACGGGATCGGAATGCCTGGCAGAGGTGGAACGAGGTCAGCGACGAGCAGATGCGCGCGATCGCGAGGATGGCCGAGATCACCGCCGTGACCGGGGGCCGCTGATGGTCATTCGCATTCCCGTGGGCCATGCGGAGATCGAGCAGGACGAGCCTGTAGCGCCTCCACCGCAGGAGCCAAAGCCACAGGAACCACAGGGCAACCCGTACCTGGCCCGCATGCTGAGCGAGCGGGAGAGCCGCGCAGCGGTGCCGACGCCGGTGCCGACGCCGGCGGCCCAGACTGTTCCACAGGAGCCGGTGCCCTCCGGCCAGAACCCGTATCTCGAGCGCATGCTGGCTGAACGCGAGTCGGGCGCCGCACAGCGGGAGGATCGCTTCCTGTCGACGTTCCGCCGGGCCACACAAGCCAACCCCGAACTCGTGGCGGAAGCCCGTCGCATCGCGGAGCAGCTTGGCATCGCGCCGGACCTTGCCGAAGGCAACATCGACGTCGCACGCCAGGTCGCCAAGGAACAGGCGGTGCGCTACCAGCGGCTGCGCGCCGAGAGCCCGGTCCTGCTCGACACGCTTTCGAACGGGGACTTCGCCCGCATCGCGCACGACGACATCGACAACCTGGCGACGACCGAGAGCCTGTTCGGCTGGGTTGGGCGCCACGTCGAGACCGGCGAGATCACCAACGAGCGTGGTTACCTCGGGACGCGCGCGGCGCTGGGTTGGGCGACGCAGGACGAGGCCGACCGGCTCGCCGAGATCGACCTGCAGCTGGCAGAGTCCGGCCAGGAGTCCGGGTTCATCCCGGCGACCCTGAACATCCTGGGCCAGGTCAAGCAGACCGTGCCGCTCGCGATCGGCGCCGGTGCTGCCGCGGCCGCCCCCTCGTTCATCGCGGGGCCCGGCGCACCGGTCGCGGCCGGCACCGCCTTCACGATCGGTTCGACAGCCGCGGTGTTCGGCAGCAGCGCCGTGGTCGAGGGCGGCAACAAGTACCTCGACCTGATTGCGCGGGGCGTGCCGCACGAGCAGGCGCTCGGCCCCGCCTTCGGGCATGCCATCGTCGCGGGCGGCCTCGAGGCCTTCGCCGGCAACATCGTGGCGGCGCCGTTCAAGAAGGCGGCGGCGAACCTCGCGGCGCGCGCCGCCGGCAAAGCGCTGACCAGGCCCGAGATGTCGCGCGCCTGGTTCAACCTGGTGAAGGGCTACGCGAAGAGCTGGGGCGGCGAGGTTGGAACCGAGATGGCGCAGGACGTGTCCGGGTTCGTGGCGGACCAGGAAGCGCTGCGTGCCGCCGGCAAGCCGACGGATGGCCTCGGGCAACTCGGCCGGCAGATGGGCGAGACGTTCCAGCAGGTCGGCATGGGCATGTCGCTGCTGTCACTGCCGGGCCCCGTCATGCACTTCGTCTCGGAGTCGGGAGCCGCTCGCCGGGCCACGGCCCAGGTGAACTGGTTCAAAGCGCTGAACAAGGGGGCGGCCGAGTCCAAGGTGCGGGAACGCGACCCGAAGGCCTACGCGGGCGCGGTCGGCGCGATGGCCGAGGCCTCGGGCACGCCGAACCTCTACATCGACGGCAAGGCGTTCCTCGAGGTTCTGAACCAGACGGACAAGGCGGACGTCGAGGCAGGGCACATCGGCAAGACGACCGCCGAGCAGCTCAACGAGGTGATGCCTGAAGTGATGCAGAGGGCGGCCGAGGCGGTGGCGCGCGGCGAAGACGTCGTGATCCCGACCGGCGACTTCGCCGCCCACATCGCGGGCAAGCCGCTGGCCGACGCGCTGATCCCGCACCTGCGCGCCGATTCCGATCCCGAGAGCAAGAGCCTGGCCGAGGCCGAGATCTTCCGACAGGAGGAGAAGGAGCGGGCCGCGGAGGCGGCGCAGATCCTGCAGCGGAGCGAGACCACGAACCGCGCGTTCGTCGACAGCGCCCACCAGGTCGAAGACAACCTGCGCCAGCAGCTCATCGCGACCGGCATGCGGTACGACGAGGCGCGCGACAACGCTAAGCTCTACCGCGACATCGTGGTGGTGAAGGCCAAGCAGAATGGCCAGCTGCCGATGGAGTTCGTCGCGCAGCGCCCGCTGCGCGTGGTCCTGGGCGAACCGGATCAGGCTGGCGGCACGGTGGCACAGGATGAGCCAGGTGGAACACCGTCGCCACTGGACGGCCAGCTCGGCACGTCCATCACAACCCCGGAGGCTGCGTGGGAGTTCGCGCGGGAACATGGCAACGGCGAAGCCGGCGCGATCCTGCTGGACCATCAACTGCGGCCGATGGCGTTCGTCCCTATCGATCCAGCACACGCGGAGAAGCTGCGGGCAGACGACCGGATGGACAGCCTGTACCGCGCGGTGTCCGTTTCCAACGCGGTGCAGGTGGTTCTCGTCAACAACGGCAAGCTGAGTGACGCCGCCGTCACCAACTTGGGCAGGCTGTTTGGCGGCATGGAGATCCTACCGCGCGAGGTTGTCGACACGAGCAAGACCGCAGCCGATTCCTGGGGCCCGCGAGGGAAGCACATCGACTCGCGTGACACCTTCCAGTCGATCAACCGCGGCGCGTACCGCCCGAGCGACTTCACGATCTTCCTGCGCAAGAAGGCGAACGCGTCGACGTTCTTGCACGAGCTCGGCCACTACTACCTGCACATCCTGGGCGACCTGGCGACGCAGAAGGTGCACCCGAGCATCGTCGACGACATGAACCACCTGCTGCAGTGGTTCGGCATCAAGGACGTGGCGACGTGGAACGCCATGACCATGAAGCAGCAGGAGAAGTACCACGAGCAGTTCGCCCGCTCGTTCGAAACCTGGCTGTGGCAAGGCAAGGCGCCGAGCGCCGCGATGGAGGGGTTGTTCCACCGCTTCGCCCGGTTGCTGCGCGCGGTCTACGGGACCATCGTGGGCGAGATCAACGCCAAGTACCGCGACCAGTTCGGCGAGGACCTGCCGGTGCTCACGCCCGAGGTCCGGGGCGTGATGGAACGGATGGTCGCGAGCGAAGAGGAGATCGCGCACGCCGAGGTAGTGAACCGAATGACGTCGGTGTTCCAGACCCAAGAGCAGTCCGGCATGGACGATGCGGCATGGGCGGCGTACCAGGAGCTGGCGCGCGAAGCCACCGACGAGGCGATCGCCGAGCACACGCAGGACCGCCTCCGCCAGGTGCAGTGGTTGCGGAACGCGGAGTCCAAGGTTGTGAAGGACCTGCAGAACAAGCGCGCGGCCGAGCGCGCGAAGATGCGCCTGGAGGTCGCGGAACGCGTCGAGCGCGAACCGGTCTACCGGGCGCGCGCCTGGATCGAGCGCGGCGAGTTCGTCGACCAGGACGGCACCAAGGGCGTGCAGGCCGGTGGCAGCCACAAGCTGCAAGTCGACGCGGTGCTGTCGCTGCTGCCCGAGGGGCGGGACCCACCGAAGGGCCTGACTGGCAAGAACGGCATCGCCAGCCAGGACGGCCTGCTGCCCGACACCGCGGCCAAGGTGTTCGGCTTCGACACCGGCTCCGAGTTGGTGAACGCGCTGTTGTCCGCGCCACCGCTCGATGCGGCGATCGAAGCGGCCACAGACGAGGCCATGCTGACTTATCGCAGTGAGCTCGCCGACCCAAAGGAGTTCGAGGCGTCGGTGCTGCGCGCGCTACACAACAAGTCGCGGGGGCGCTTCATTGCCGTCGAGTACCGGGCGATGACGAAAGCCATGCAGCCGCTGCGCGTGCTGCTGCAGTCTGCTGCGGATCTGACGCGCCGAGTGATTGGCAAGCAGGAGGTGTGGCGCATCAGCGCGCGGGATCACGCGATCGCAGAAGCACGGGCGACACGGGCGGTGGGCGAAGCCCTGCGCAAGGGCGACACCGCGGCGGCGATCGAGGCGCAGAGAAAGCGCATGCTGCAGCACGAGATGGCGAAGGAAGCCGGCCGCGCGATGGAGGAGATCGCCGAAGCCCTGCAGGACATCGGGCGGTTCGATGGGGCCAACGAGACGCTCGCGAAGACCCGCGACATGGATTTGGTCTACGCGGGCCGGCGCCTTGGTGCGGCGTACGGCATTCTGCCGAAGTTCGAGAGTGAACAGCAGCGCGACATCGCGCGCCGCGCCGTCGAGGCGGTGAAGCAGGCCCACCCAGTGATCGGAAACCGGCTGTCGACCCTGCTCGAGGACGCGGGCGACGGCGTGCGCAACTACCGTGACCTGCCGCTGGCGACGTTCCGGGAGCTGCGCGAGGTCGCCGAATCGCTGTGGAACGAGGCCGGCCGCGCGAAGGTGATCGAGGTCCAGGGTAAGCGCGTTCAGATCGCGACGATCGCCGGCGAGGTAGCGGCGCGCATCGTCGCGCTGCCGGAGCGGTCGGCGCCGGGCAGCACCGCTGCGGGCGACCGCACGCCGTCGGCGATGTCGCGGTTGGTCCTGAAGGGCTGGAACGCGGTCGCGAACCTGAAGCGCGCACGGCACTGGGCCCACTTCATGGACGGCGGCGAGCGTGGCCCGTTCTTCGAGTACTTGATCGCGCCGCTGCAGCGTGCCACCGACACCTACCGCAAGGTGCGGGACAAGGTGATCGCCAAGTACCACGCGCGGCTACTCGACGTCGCGAAGAAGGCCGGCGCGCGGTGGGACGCCGAGATCGCCGCACCCGAACTTCTGGTTGAGGAGGGCGGCAAGCTGGTGCCGTACAAGTTCCGCGGCAAGAAGGAATTGATCCACGCCGTGATGCATGCGGGCTCGCAAAGCAACCTCGAAAAACTGCTGGTGCCGTATGGCTGGGCTGCAGCGCCCGAGACGACCGGCGACATCCTCGACACGCGGGCGTGGGACCGGTTCCTCGCGCGCATGTTCAAGGAAGGCATCCTGACGCCGACCGATATCGAGTTCGTGCAGTTCGTGTGGGGCACGTACGCCGAGCTGCTGCCCGAGGGCCAGAAGACGCACAAGAAGGTCTACGGGTTCGAGTTCAAGACGATCGAGCATCGACAGCTGCACACGCCGTGGGGGACGGTCGAGGGCGGCTACGTGCCGGCCTTCACCGACCGCGACGTCGCCCCGCAGCGGCTGTCGCAGACCATCAACGAGCTCGCCGACGAAGAGCACGCGTTTGTCTACTCGGTCAGCGCCGGCCGCGGCCACACCATGCAGCGCAACCCGTTCTACCGGCAGCGGCTCGCGCTCGGCCTTGCCAGCCAGGCGATGCACCTCGACGCGCAACTGCGGTTCACGTACCTGCAGCCGGCGATCAAGGACGCGCTGCGGATCGTGCGGCACCGCGACTTCAGCACGCCGCTGAACGCGTACGACCGCGAGGCCATCAACACGATCATCGTTCCGATGATCGAGAACGTCGCGCTGCAGGCGACGAGCCGGGTGGGTGACATCGCCCTGATGGACAAGGCGGCGGGATTCGCCCGGCGCGGCGCGAGCCTCGCGGCGTTCGGCCTGAAGTTCATGACGGCGGCCGTGCAGCTGACCGGCATCACGGCCTCGATGCACGAGGTGCGGGGCCGCTACCTGCGGTCGGGACTGGCCGTGTTCGGCAAGGCTCCGATCAACTCGGTGCGCGCGATCGCGGCGCAGTCCGAGGTCATGCGGCAGCGGTTCGACACGCGAGCGGGGCGAATCATCGAGGAGATCACGCGAGTCTCCGAGACGAGGCTGAGGGGCCTCGAAGCGCCGCTGCGCGCAGTCACCGCGGGCAAGCAGGAGCTGGCGCACTGGGCGTTCACGCCGTTGCGGCTCGTGCAGAACATGGTCGACGCGGTGACGTGGATCGGCGCGCACCAGCAGGCGGTTGTAGAGGCCGCGGCCGACGGGAGCCTGACCGAGGACCAGGTACAGCAGATGGCGGTCGAGCACGCCGACGACGTCGTGAAGCGTACGCAGGGTAGCAAGTACCCGGAGGACCTCGCGGCCTACGAGTCAGGCACGCCGGTGCAGAAGCTGTGGACCCAGTTCGGCGGCTTCAGCAACGTGCTGTTGAACCAGGTGCTCGGCGCGAACCAGGGATGGGGCCCGAAGCTGCGGGCCTCGCTCTACGTGCTGCTGCTGCCGACGCTGTTTGAGGCCACGCTGCGCATGCTCGCGCAGGGCACGCCAGACGATGACGACGGCGACGGCAAGCTCGACGACATCGCGGTGCAGTACGGCAGGTCCGCGTTGCGCAACGCCGCCGGCCTGATCCCGGGCGTCGGCCCGTTCGCGCTGTCGATCGCCGAGAGCGAGGGCAACAGGGTGGCGGCGACGCCGGCCGGCATGTTCCTCGGCTCTGCGGCGAAGGGGTTGTTCTCGGCGTTCGACGAGCGCGACATGAGCGGGCAAGACGCGCGGAACCTCGGCGTGTTGCTGACGATTGTCACGGGACTGCCGCTGGCACCGATCGCGAACGCCTACGGTTACGACGTCGACGTGGGACGCGGGAAGGCGAAGCCGAGTGGCACGGCGGACTATCTGCGCGGGTTGGTGGTCGGCAGATAGCCTCGATCGCTGCATCCAGCGAGGCGTACTCAAGACGCGAGGAATCTCGGCGTGTTGCTTGGCCGCCTCGATCGCTGCATCCAGCGAGGCGTACTCAAGACGCGAGGAACCTCGGCGTGTTGCTTGGCCGCCTCGATCGCTGCATCCAGCGAGGCGTACTCAAGACGCGAGGAACCTCGGCGTGTTGCTTGGCCGCCTCGATCGCTGCATCCAGCGAGGCGTACTCAAGACGCCGCGATTCGCGCTGCTTCCGCAAGAATCTCGGCAGCCCTTCGGAGTACCAGAAGACGCCCGGCGTTGGCGGCGGTGGCGACGTAGGCTGCGACGTAGGCTGCGACGTAGGCTGCGGACGAGACGTTGGCGGCTGCGTCGTTGGCGGCGACGGCGACGGCGGCTGCGGCTTCGGCGGCGGCGATGCCACCGGCGTTGGTTGCTTCGTTGGCTGCGACGGCGGCGACGTTGGCTGCGACGGCGCCGACGGTGGCGGCGGTGGCGGCGACGGTGGTGGCGGTGGCGGCGGCGGCTGCAACGTTGGCTGCTATGGCGGCCGTTTCGTAGGCGTCGGCCGCGACGACATCGGCTGCGACGTAGGCTGCGGCGCGCTGCTTGCGCAGGTTGTCGCGCAGGTCGCGCGCGCCAACGTGCGCCACGGCTGCGCTCGCTGCGTCAACTATCGCTGGCAGCATCCGCAGCGTTTTCGCGACCTCGCGAAACACCGCGGCAGCCACCGGCTGCAGGTTCACAGCCCGTGATTCGATCTCTAGCGGCACCAGTTCGCGCACCGTCCGATCCACAAAAAAGTACCCGCGTCGGAGGTAGACCGCCTCCGTCGTGCGGCTGCCTACAAGCAGAGGCAGAACCGGTCCCAGTACTTCGGTGCGCTGCACGTCTCCACCCGGCCAGTGGACGTCGTTCAAACGGATCGTGAACGCAGTCAACGCGGGGCATGCGCACTCGGGGCAAGAACTATGCTTCTCCCCGGCCATCCATGCCACCATTTCCATGGCGCAGACGCCATCCTCCCGGCGTTCGTGGTCTCCGTGCGACAGAAGCTGCGTCTTCACGACTGCACCTCCGTGATTCGCGCTGCTTCCGCAAGAATCTCGGCAGCCCTTCGGAGCACCGGAAGACTAGTGTCTTCGTTGACGTAGTTTCCGGCGGTGGCTGCGACGGCGGCTGCGGCGTGGGCGGCGGCATCGGAGGCGACGGCGTAGACGTAGGAGACAGCGGTGGCGGCTTCAGCGGCTGCAACTTTGGCCCCGTAGGCTGCGACGGCTGCGACGGCGTAGGCTGCAACGCTGGCGTCGTCGGCGACGGCTGCGCGCCGCTTGCTCAGGTTGTCGCTCAGGTCGCGCGCGACGCGACCCGCCACGTCTGCGCTCGCCATGTCAACTATCGCGGGCAGCATCCGCAGCTTTGTCGCGACATCGCGAAACACCGCGGCAGCCACCGGCTGCCGGTTCACAGCCCGTGCTTCGAGCGCCATTGGTACCAGTTCGCGCACCATCCGATCGGATAAGTAGTACCCGCGTCGGCGGTAGACCGCTTCCGTCGAACGGCTGCCTACAAGCAGCGGCAGAACCGGTCCAAGGACTTTGGTGCGCTGCGCAGCGCCACCCGGCCAGTCAGTGTCGTTGAGGCGGATCGTGAACGCAGTCAACGCGGGGCATGCGCACTCGGGGCAGGAACTATGCTTCTCGCCGGCCATCCAGGCAACCATTTCCATGGCGCAGACGCCATCCTCCCGGAGTCTATGGCTGCCGCGGCCGAGAGTAACTGACGTCAGGTCCGGGAAAAGGGGCGGTTGGTTCGTCGTCATGTTCGTTGCCTTTTGGAGATTTATCCCGGCGCGTGCGCTCGCCGAAGCACGATGGGCGCTCACGACAGCACCTCCGTGATTCGCGCTGCTTCCGCAAGAATCTCGGCTGCCCTGCGGAGCACCGGAAGACGATTGTCGGCGGTTGCGTCGGCGGCTTGGGAAAAGTCGGCCGCGTCAACCACGGCGCTGGCTGCGGCGGCGGCGGCGGCGTAAGCGTCGTTGGCGGCGTTGGAGGCGTCGTAGACGGTGTTGGCAGCGCGGGCGGCTGCGTCGGCGTCGGCGTCGGCGACGTCGGCGTCGGCGACGGCGGCAACGATGGCGGCTGCGACGTCCTCGGCTGCGGCATCGGCTGCGGCGTAGGCGTCGGCGGCAGCGGCGACGGCGACGGCGTAGGCGGCGACGTCGGCGTCGGCGGCAGCGTCGTCGGCCAATAGACCTTCGCGCAGCTTGCTCAGGGCGTCGCGCAGGTCGCGCGTGCCAACGCGCGCCACGGATGCGCTCGCCTTGTCAACTATCGCGGGCACCGACCGCAGCGTTTTCGCGACCTCACGCAGCAACGCTGCGGCCTTCGGGGGCCGGTTCATCGCCCGTGATTCAAGCGCCATTGGCACCAGTTCACGCACCGTCCGATCGGATAAGTAGTACCCGCGTCG